GAATTGAGCAACATCCTTTCTACTGAAATTCTTTCAGAAATCAATCGTGAAGTTATCCGTACTATCTACAAGACTGCTAAAGTTGGTGCAGCTGTTGGTACTACTACTGCTGGTACTTTCGACCTAGATACTGATTCTAATGGTCGTTGGTCTGTTGAGAAATTCAAAGGTCTATTGTTCCAAATCGAACGTGAAGCCAATGCTATCGCTCAACAAACTCGTCGTGGTCGTGGTAACTTCATCATCTGTTCTTCAGATGTTGCAAGTGCTTTGGCAATGGCTGGTGTTCTTGACTACACTCCTGCTCTTTCAACTTCATTAAATGTTGATGAAGCAAGCACTACTTTTGCTGGTGTTCTAAATGGTAAGTACAAAGTATATGTTGATCCATATACTGCTAACCAAGGTACTACGCAGTTCTTCACTATGGGTTACAAAGGTTCTTCAGCTTTTGATGCTGGTATGTTCTATTGCCCATACGTTCCATTGCAAATGGTTCGTGCTGTTGATCCTAACAGCTTCCAACCAAAGATTGGCTTCAAGACACGTTATGGTCTAGTTGCTAACCCATTCGTTCAGTTGGATAACTCTGACAGCGATGGTGCTTTGACTGCTGACGTAAACTACTACTATCGTAAAGTTAATGTCACTAACTTGATGTAATCATCGGTTATACAAAACTGACATAGAAGCAGTACTTTAAAAGCCCACTTCGGTGGGCTTTTTTTTATGCTAAATAATAATATGGCTATTCCAAATAACACTGTTGCTTGTCCTTTACCAGACAATATTACCCCACTCTCACCGAATGGGTTTAATTTCACTATAACTAAAATTCCAAACATATCGTTTTTCTGTCAACAGGCAAACCTTCCAGGAATTACGTTTGGTGATCCAATGTTTGCTAACCCATTTGCATCTGTTCCAATTCCAGGTGATCATTTAACCTATGATACTTTGAGTATACAGTTTTTAGTTGATTCAGGTATGAAAAATTATCAGTCAATTTATAACTGGATGATAGCATTGGGATTTCCACAATCATATGAACAATACATAAATTTTAAATCATCTGATACAACAGCATTTTCGTTAAACGAACTTGCAAATAACTACTCAGATGCTTTACTGCAGATTCTCGATGGTAATAATAATCCTGTACAAACAGTACAGTTCGTTGACATATTTCCAATCGCAATTGAATCTGTACTGTTCCAATCAACGAATACAGATGTTCCATACATTGTTGGTAATGCAACTTTTAGATATTCTTACTACAAGTTTATTTGATTTTATTGTAAAAACGTAGTATAATGTAACTACGTTTAATTGAGGTATATTATGAAACTAGAAGAAATGCAAGACATGTGGGACGTTGATTGTCAAATCGATGACAACTATCTCGGCGAACAATCCACAGCCACTCCAAAACTTCATGCCAAATATGTTAGGTTGCTTGTCAACATTAAGTTAAAGCACACTAAACTTCAATCAGATTATAATATGTTGCGTAAAGCAAAGTTTCGCTATTATCGTGGTGAACTGTCACGTGATGAATTAGAAGCAGTAGGCTGGGTTCAATGGCAAGGAATCAAACCACTCAAGAATGAAATGGATGAATTTTTAACTGGTGACACAGACCTAAATACAATGAAGGTAAAACTTGATTACCTTGAAACTATGATTTATTTTTTAGAATCTGTTCTTGGTCAGATTAAAGCCAGAGATTGGCAAATCAAATCAGGAATAGAATGGAAACGATTTTTGGCGGGAATGTGATTGTAAGTATTGAAAAATTAGATGAAGTCTATGTTCGAATCTTTTCTGATCCAAGTATTGAACAAGAACTATGCGACTTCTTCACCTATGAATATCCTGGAGCGAGATTCACTCCGCAGTATCGTGCTCGTCTCTGGGATGGTAAAGTAAGACTATACGATCAAATACGCAAGACTCTTTACGTTGGTCTTGTTTCTTATGTAGAAGAATTCTGTATTCGCAATGGATACCAAGTTGAATTCAAAACTCCAATACATAAAACAAACAATATTACTGCTAACGAAGTAGAGCAATATGCTAAGTCATTGGATCCACATGGTCGTGGTAAACCTATCGAGATTCGTGACTATCAAATAGAAGCAGTACAAACTGCTCTTGATAAAGAAAGAACCTTACTACTTTCACCAACTGCTTCTGGTAAATCTTTTATTATTTACACAACAATGCGTTGGCATCTTTCTAAAACACGCAAATGCATAATTATTGTTCCAACAACTTCTTTAGTTGAACAATTATACACTGACTTTGAAGACTACTCGAGTGCAAATAAATGGCCAGTAGATTTAAACTGTCAAAAACTTTACAGTGGATTTACAAAAGATTTTACCAAAGATGTTTTAATTACAACTTGGCAATCCGTATACCTACAACCAAAGTCATGGTTCAAACAATTTGATGTTATCTTCGGTGACGAAGCGCATCAGTTTAAAGCCAAGTCATTAACTAGCGTAATGGACAAAATGGATAACATACGTTATCGCATCGGTACTACAGGAACTCTTGATAATAAAAAAATTCATCGTCTTGTTCTTGAAGGAATATTTGGTCCAATGCATCGAGTTACTACAACTAAAGCATTGATGGATTCAGGCAGACTATCAAACCTAAATATAATGTGCGTGATATTAAAGTATTCTGAAGAAATACGTAAAGCACAAAAAAATATGTCCTATCAAGAAGAGATAGATTTTATTGTTAGCAATGAAGCAAGAAATAAATTCATACGCAATCTTGCCATAAAATCTGAAGGAAATACTTTAGTACTTTTCCAATATGTTGAGAAACACGGGAAAGTATTGTATGATCGGATTAAAGAAAAGGCGGACTCTGAAAGAAAAATATTTTTCGTGTATGGAGGTACTGAGACCTCCGATCGTGAGGCAATTAGGCATATTACCGAAGGAGAGTCGGATGCTATTATCATTGCATCGTTTGGGACTTTTTCAACTGGTATTAATATTCCTTCGATTGAAAATGTTATATTTGCGTCACCATCCAAAAGTAAGATAAGAAACTTACAAAGTATTGGACGTGGGTTACGTCTTAAAGAAGGTAAAACCCATTGTAATCTTTATGACCTTGCAGACGATCTGCACTGGAAGTCATGGAAAAACCATACATTAAATCATGCTGCAGAGCGTTACAAAATTTATGCTGAAGAGCAGTTTGAAATTAAACTCGTGGAGGTAGAAATATGATCGACCAAGAAATCGTTGTTATAAAACTTGTTTCTGGTGAAAACGTAATGGCAACTTTAACTAATGAAGATGCAAATTATGTTGAACTGAATCATCCCATGGTAATCAAAATGATTCCTTTTGTAGAAAGAGGTAGAGCACAAGAGCATGTTACTGCATCTCCATTGTGCCAATTTTCTGATGATACAAACTATACAATTCCCAAGTCAAGCATTATGTTTGTTAAAAAATTGCATGACGTAATGATTCCGCATTATACTCGCCTAGTATCAGAACAAGATAATACAATTTTAGTTCGATCAAACAAATCTGGAAGAGTTGAGATTCTTGATGACGAAGAAGAGCCACCATTGTCATTGGAAGAAATTCGTCGCAGGATAGAAATGCTTCAAGCTATAGCCGATGCGCCAGTGAGAGAGACAACAGAAGAAGTAAGATACTTTATTGAAGGTAACGAGACTAAACACTAATAGATCGTTCATCAACCCTAACACTGTTAGTTTACTCCTTTGTCAAATAAAAGTAAAATATATTTCTCTCTTGCATTACAATAAAAATATATTTGCTTTATTTCTTGTTTTGTAGTATAATGACTACTGTTATTCGAAAAAGGATTTACTCTTGTGGCTCATTACATTAACAACGAAGAATTTTTAAAAGCAATTATTGAACATCGAGCAAAGGTATTAGACGCTAAAGAAAAAGACTTACCTCCGATTCAACTAACGAACTACCTTGGTGATTGTTTATTAAAAATCGCAAACCATCTATCTTATAAACCAAACTTTATAAACTATTCCTATCGAGATGAAATGATCTCAGATGGAATTGAAACCAGTTTACGATATTTTAATAACTTTGATCCTGCAAAATCTAGTAATCCTTTTGCATATTTTACTCAAATCATTTACTACGCATTTATTCGAAGGATTGGAACCGAAAAGAAACAATCATACGTTAAAAGTAAATTGATTCAGAATATGGATTTTGAACAGTTTGAAACACAAGATCATGATGACGATGGACAATTTCATAATGCATATCTTGACTTTATGCAAGCAAATCAAAATTTCGATGACTTTATTGAACGTAAAAAAGAAAAGCGAAAGAAAAAAGCGCAATCTAATCTTGATGAGTTTATAAATGAAAGTAACAACAATGAGCCTCCCATGGCATAATTTAGTACACAAAATAGAACGTGATATAACTACAAGAAGACGTATTCGTAGGAAAAGTTCGCAACGAACATTGAAGCGTTTTACTTATGATGCATTCGATAACCAATTTAATTTGAAACATATTATGGAAAATAACGAACAAATATTTTTAGGCGTATCTGATATTGATGATTTATTCACATCAGAAGTTTTAAAACGTAGAGTAGATGATGGCAAAAATACTGTGCATCGTCAAACTAATGTTTTATGCAATAGTGAACATTGGGCTGAGTGGGCAGAAGAATATTTCAAAGATTTTCTTTGTGTCCAAGGTAATTCTTCTAATGGTTTTATTATTGACACTATGACTGACAACTATCTGAAATATGATGTTGATA